AAATACTTTTATATTGACTCAAGAAATAAGACGTTTATAAGATGAGTGATGAGATCGATATAGCAAATGATTTAATGCAACACGCTATCGATGTTGGAATAAGGAACGCACATGATCAAATCAAAAAACCTTCTAACCAAACAGGGCATTGTATATGGTGTGAAACGCCTGTCAAAGACGACCGCCGGTGGTGTTCAATTGAATGCCGTAACGAATTTGAAAAATACGCAAAATAAAAGGAGAAAAATTGTGGCAGACGCAAATTATAATAACTTTGATCCGTCAGCAAGACTTGCTATAAAAGAATTTGAAGATTGGCAACGTAGGGTATTTGCAAAAAACGCAAAGAAAGGGTGGCGATTCTTTAACCCTGATTCACTTGGTAAACCTACACCGCGTTCATCTTATGAAGCATGGGGTGGCACATATCATAACGAAGACCAAATAGAAAAAGATGAGAAGATGACCGATAGAATTATGCTTGGATTATTCTTCGCGTTTGTGATAGTATTGTCGATCCTATAAAAGAAAGCATACATGCAACTAGTCACACTAGATTTTGAGACCTACTATGATGTAGGTTTTAGTTTATCAGGTCTTACAACAGAGGAGTATATCCGAGATGCAAGATTCCAAGTCATTGGCGTTGCGATTAAAATTGATGAGGCAGAAACGTATTGGGTTACGGGGTCACACGCCGACATACAAGAAGCGCTTAATAAGATTGATTGGAAAAACTCCGCCATACTATGTCATAACACGCAGTTCGACGGGGCTATTCTTGCATTCCGTTTTGGTATCATTCCTGGTCTCTACTTGGATACTCTGTCTATGGCACGGGCTACAAACGGCGTGGAAGTGGGCGGTTCTTTAGCTTACTTAGTCGAACATTATGATCTAGGTGTAAAAGGTACAGAAGTTGTTCAAGCTAAGGGTAAAAGGTTAGAAGACTTCACGCCTACTGAATTGTCAGCATACGCGGGCTACTGTGTAAATGACGTTAACCTTACCTATAAACTATTCGGCGTGTTAGCCCCTAAGTTTCCTCAGTCAGAGATTGATCTCATTGATCTAACACTTCGTATGTATACTGAGCCTCTACTCGAGGTCGATGATGCGTTGCTTCAAGCTAGGTTAGAAGAAGTCCAAGCTGAGAAGTCAGAGTTATTACAAGGCCTCATGGTTAAGTTACAATGCGATACAGAAGAATGTGTAAGAGCCAAGCTTGCATCTAATAAACAATTCGCTGAGATACTACAAGAGTTAGGTGTTGTCGTTCCATTGAAGGTAAGTCCCGCAACGGGCAAGGATACGTTTGCTTTAGCTAAAGGCGATCAAGGCTTTTTAGATTTATGTGAACATGAAGACCCGTTCATTCAACAACTTTGTACTGTCAGGTTAGGTACTAAATCAACTATTGAGGAGAGCAGAATTGAAAGGTTCATCGGGATTGGGGCGCGTAATAAGGGCAAGCTTCCTATACCTCTTAAGTATTATGGCGCACATACCGGTCGATGGGCAGGTTCAGACAAAGTTAACTTCCAAAACTTACCCGCACGTGATAAGAAAAAGAAAGCGCTTAAGAACGCGATCATCCCGCCTGACAAACATAAAGTAATAAATGCTGACTCATCACAGATTGAGGCTCGAGTATTAGTATGGTTAGCGGGACAGAATGATGTCGTCCAATGGTACAAAGAAGAACGAGATGTTTATTGTGAGTTTGCTTCAACTGTTTACGAACGACCTATTACTAAAGCTAATAAGACTGAACGCGCCGTAGGTAAGACTTGTATTCTAGGGCTAGGTTATGGTACAGGGTGGGCTAAACTACAACAGACATTAAAGTTAGCCGCGAGCGTTGAGTTAGATGAGCGTGAATGTAAACGATTAGTAAGTGTATATCGTAATATTAATAGTAAGGTGATTGATCTTTGGCGCGAGTGTGAAGAAGCCTTACGAGATATAGCATCATGGCCTAATGGCAAAGAACCTTATCCTATTGGCCAACACAATGTGTTATACGCAACACCTCAAGGCATCAAGTTACCTAATGGGTTATATATTAAATATCCGGGTCTTACTTGGGATACGTCAGAAGCTAAATCTAAATTTGTTTATAAGTCAAGACGTGGATTCATATCCATTTGGGGTGGATCTGTGGTAGAGAACGTGGTGCAGGCATTGGCTCGGATTATTATTGGTGAGCAGATGTTAAAGATTAATGAGAAGTATCGACCTGTCTTAACGGTACATGATGCGGTAGTGAACGTAATTCCTGAGGCAGAAATAGATAGCGCGATGGAGTATATTATTGGTACAATGTCAACACCGCCTAATTGGGCTACGGGATTACCTGTTGCATGTGAAGCCCATTACGGTGATTCTTATGGAGATTGCTAATGAAAAAGACAGCACAAAATGATGTAACAGGAGATTGGTTACAATCTAAACCTAATAGTGAAATGTTCGAAAAGAACTTTGACTTAATATTTCGCAAAAAGAAACCCGAAGAAACTGAATATGAACTTAATAAATCAACAGGCGAAGTCCAAAAGAAAGAAGACTAATGGCTAATTTCACTTGGTCATACTCAGCTCTTAAGGAGTATGAGAATTGTCCTAAGAAGTATTACGAGATCCGAGTAGCTCAAAACTACACAGTTATACCTAGCGAAAAGATGATCTATGGTACAGAGGTTCACAAAGCATTAGAAGATTATGTTAAAGATGGTAAAGAATTAGCACTAAATTACTTAAGATTTAAAGGAGTTGTTGATGAGCTTATTGCCATTCCTGGTCAGAAATATGCGGAGTATGAGATGGCTTTGGGTAAAGACAAGTCGCCCTGTGCGTTTGATGATCCTAATCGTTGGGTACGTGGTATTGTTGACTTGCTTATTGTTGATAATGACTATGCTTTCATTGTTGACTATAAGACCGGAAGTAATCGCTACCCTGATCCTAAACAATTACGCCTAATGTCTTTGATGACGTTTGCTCACTTCCCTCAAGTGAATAAGATTAAAGCAGGGTTATTATTTGTAATGCATAATAGTTTTATTACAGAAGAATATAAGCGCGAAGATATGGACGCATCATGGGATAAGTTTAATGTATCTTTAAAACGAGTAGATACTTCATACGAACTTAATACATGGATCGCAAACCCTACTCCCCTGTGTAAATACTGTCCTGTCAAGTCCTGTGAATTTAATAAGTCGTGATATAATACCGCATGCCTTTCGTTAATAAACCTAGACCTATTTATAAAGACTCCCCGCTTGAACATAAAAAGCGTATGGAGAGACAACGCGCACGTCGTGCAATTGATAAAAAATACCCTGATAAAAATGGTAATGGTGAAGCAGACATTCGAGAAGGTAAAGACGTAGCCCATAAAAAAGCCCTTGACAAAGGTGGTTCAAATAAAGATGGATATACTATTCAATTAGCTAAAAAGAATAGATCCTTCAAACGAGATTCAAAACATAATTTAGTTTCAGAAGTAAGCAAACGCGAACGTAAGAAGAAGTAAAGTAATACTTGACAGCACTAATAGGTGTGCTAAACTACCTATCCTAGTTATTAAAGAGCGACCTTGGGTCTTAGTTAATGGAAATCATAGATAACACCGCAGTTAAACTTACAGTTCCTGAACATATAGTTTCTCACATTACAAGCAACATTGAAAAGTGTGAAGTGCTAGAACATAAAGGCAATCTCACAGACCTTATTGTATTTTGGGGTTTAGATGAGATGACTCGCCTTAACCAACTTATATCCTTCCGCAATAATTTACCATCACCCATCGTACGTGATTATGATTGGCCAGGTATATATAAACCTTTTGATCACCAACGCGTTACATCCGAGTTCTTGTCTATTAATCATCGTGCATTTTGTTTTAATGAGGCCGGTACAGGTAAAACTTCGTCAGTACTTTGGGCTACAGATTATTTAATGAAGCAAGGTAAAGTTAAACGCGTTCTTATTATATGTCCTTTGTCGATTATGTATTCAGCTTGGCAAGGCGATGTCTTTAATACGTGCATGCATAGATCAGTAGGTATTGCTCATGGCACTTCCGCTAAAAGAGAAAAGATTATTAATGGCGAATATGAAATAGTTATTATTAATTATGATGGCGTAGCTATTGTTAAAGATGCAATCATTAAAGGCGGATTTGATCTTGTTGTTATTGATGAAGCTAACGCATATAAAAGTCCATCAACGGCTAGGTGGAAAACCTTAGCTAAAATATTAAAACCTGAAACAAGATTGTGGATGATGACAGGCACACCCGCAGCGCAATCACCTGTTGATGCTTATGGCCTAGCTAAACTTGTTTGCCCGCAAAGAGTTCCTAAATTTAGTATGGCGTGGCGAGATAAAGTTATGCAACAGATTACACGATTTAAATGGATACCAAAACATAATGCTAAAGATGAAGTATTCAAAGCATTACAGCCCGCTATTAGATATGCTAAGAATGAATGTTTAGATTTACCTGATGTTATGTATCAGACACGTGATGTACCGTTGACCCCACAAGTACAAAAATATTATAAACAATTAAAAGAACAGATGTTAATCGAAACCGCAGGCGAATCAGTAAGTGCTGTCAATGCCGCGGCTAACTTAAATAAACTACTACAGATTTCAGGTGGTGCAGTATACACAGATAAGAAAGAAGTTATTGAGTTTGATATATCACCTCGTCTATCTGCGTTGAGTGAAGTGATTGCTGAGACTACAAATAAGATATTAGTATTTGTACCTTATAGACATACGATACGAGTTGTATCTCAATACTTAACTAAACAAGAAATATCAAACGAAGTTATTAACGGGGAAGTATCAGCGACAGACAGAGCGCATATCATTCAGCGTTTTCAAAGTATGGACGATCCTCGTGTATTAGTAATTCAACCTCAAGCCGCTTCTCACGGAGTGACGCTAACTAGAGCAGATACCATAGTCTTTTGGTCACCTGTGATGGGAGTTGAAACTTACCTACAATGCGTTGCCCGTATGGATCGTGTAGGTCAGAAAAATAAGATGACAGTCGTTCATCTAGAAGGCTCAGATGTAGAGAAAAGGATTTATAAGATGTTGCAAGGCAAAGTAGATTTACATACTAAGTTAGTTGATCTTTATAGGGAGGAATTAGAAACATGAGTGATAATATTAAGTTAGATGAGATTGTACAAGCTTACTTGACAATACGTGGTCAACGTGAGAACATAGCAAGGGAGTTTGAATTACAAGACGCTGAACTAAAAGCAGAACAAGCGCAATTAGAACAAGTGTTATTAGAGCAGTGTAATGAAATGAACGCCGAGACAATACGTACAGGCGCGGGTACAATAGTTAAGACTTTAAAAGAAAGTTATATATGTAGTGATTGGGACGGCCTTAAATCATTTATCATGGAAAACGGATTGATTGAGTTAATGCAACAACGATTACATAATACTAATCTTAAAGAGTACCTAGCTAACCACGATGGCGAGGGTATGCCACCAGGAGTTAGTTCATTTAGAGAATATAGTATTGTAGTTAAGAAACCTAGTAAATCTTAAGGAGTAAATTATGAGTAACGAATTAGCAATATTAATGCAACAAAATCCTGCCCTACTTCAAACAGGGCTAGACGCAGATACACTAGCAGTAGCCGGTGGTGGTGGTAACAACGTCACTAAACGTATCTCGATCAAAGGCGGAGTATTCCGCAAGTATGCGGGTGGTGAAGAAGTTGGTACGATTGAAGACCGATCAATGAACGTAGTCTTTATTCGTATGGCTCACAACGCATCAAGAATGTATTACGCTTCATCATACAAAGACGGCGAGAAAATTGTACCTTCATGTTGGTCTACTGATTCTCGTACGCCTGATACTGATGTGCCAAATCCTCCTGCGAGTTCATGTGACCAATGTCCATATAGTGTTAAGAATTCTGTAGCAGGTAATGGTTCAGCATGTCGTTTATCATGGAGAACAGCAGTTACAGTGCCTGGTGATCCAAGTAATGACATCTATCAACTTGTATTACCATCAACATCATGTTGGCAAAAAGAAGATAATGGCAAGTGGGGCTTCAGACCTTATGTACAAATGCTAGCTAATAATAACATTGGTGCAAGTAAGATTATTACTAAGATGCAATTTGATACTAAGTCACCTACACCTAAACTATTATTCTCGCCTGTTGGAGTATTAACACCTGAGCAATTAGTTGATGTGGAAAAACAAGCTAAGTCTCAAACGGCTGATAACTATATTAAACTCACTGTATATAAACCTAAAGAAGAAGGCGAAGCATTTGCACCACAAGCAGACCCTGTTGCAACACCTCAGGCGGCAAGTGATGTACAGTCAGACGTGGCAGTAGAACAACCTACATTAAGAGCAGAACCTGCGCCTACGCAGAAGCCTACTGATGTAAGTTCTATTGTTAAAAAATGGTCAGTTAAAACTTAAGGATAATCATGGCTAAATGTTATAGTGAGAAATTCTTACTTAGTTTAAACGGCCTTAACGAAAAAAAGTTAGGTGTGCAGCTTGGTAGGTTATGCGTTAAAGCTAATCTGCCACCTAAACTTATTGCATACGCATTGGGCGTATCTCGTATGTCAGTATATGGTTGGTTCAGAGGAAGACCAATACGAGAAAAAAATATAGACAAAGTTGAAAAACTAATGGAAGTTATTAATGAATATTTCGAGGCTCAACAATTGCCAGTGTCAAGTACTATTGATGCAAAAATATTTATTGATACTAAAGTTATCGACAAACTATAAAAACGTAGTAGAATAGAATCCTCCCTAGTGAGCAATTAAAAAACACATAATTTTATGTGGCGGGAAACTGTTGACTAAAAATTTAGGAAACTGCAAATGATGAAAGAATTTTATAAAAAAGCGTTGCCCTCTACGGGCGTTTATTGTGTAGCTACGATTGACCCGATAGCTAAGATAACTAAACATAAATTTGTAGAAAACGTAGACGAACTCGCCGAGTTCATTGAATCAAAAAAGAATACACCAACTAACATCTTCGTCGCACTTAGTTCATTCGGTGGATATAGCCGCAAAGCTGATGAGGCCAAGTTTGTTAGATCATTCTTCGTAGACCTAGATGTCGGTGAAGGCAAAGGTTACAATTCAAAAGAAGAAGCAATCGAAGCGATTGACCAATTTGTACTAGAAAATAATCTTCCTCCCCCTGTTAAAATAGACTCGGGAACAGGTATCCATTCTTATTGGCTTTTTGACAGAGATATTCCCGCAACCGAGTGGAAACCCTACGCAGAAAAATTTAAAGACTTTTGCTTAACGCATGGCTTAAACATAGACCCGGTAGTCACCGCTGATCTAGCGCGTATCTTACGTTGTCCTGACACGTTCAATCAAAAAACTACACCACCTATGCCTACTAGTGTTATGGGTGAAGACTTACCTATCTATGTATTTGATGAGTTTAAAACATTCTTAGGTAATCTTGAACCTAGTCTTGCTGACATATTACAGGCCGCACCAAAAGGTCTTAGTGAAGATCAACGCAAAGCATTAAAGCTAGATAACTTTGAATCTAACTTCGATAAAATAGTACAATCAAAAGGTTGCGCCCAAATCAATTTCATTATGGATAATGTTAAAACACTACAAGAACCTTTGTGGTATTCAGGCTTATCTATAGCGCAACACTGTGCTGATAAAGAATCAGCTATTCATTTAATTTCAAAGGAGTACCCAAATTATGACGAAAAAGAAACTATTAGGAAGGCGCAAGCCACACAAGGCATGCCACACTCTTGCGACACTTTCAATAATGTCAATCCTGGGATATGCAACAGCTGTCCTAGTCGCAATAAAATTACTAACCCTCTTGCATTGGGGAAAATATTTAAGATAGCAATTGCAGAAGATCCAATACCACAACAAACATTTTCAATTCCAACAATTGAAGCTATTAAAGAACACACAGTAGTAAAAAGAGGTTTAGTTTCATTACCTGATGAATTACAGCCATTCGTTTATGGTGTACATGGGGGCATCTATTGTTTCCCTGCACCTAAGTTTGAACAGGGTGTAGCGATTCAGCAAGAACCTATCCTAGTAACAGTATATGATTTATTCCCGGTAAAAAGAATTTATAGCCCTGCAGATGGAGATTGCTTACTAATGAAAGCGATATTACCAAATGATCCTGAACGTGAGTTTTTGCTTCCTATGAGTAGAGTCTATGCTGTAGAGGACTTAAAAAAGATAATAGCTTCACAAGGAGTTTTATTTAATACCGATTCTATAGGAGGTCAATTATTAATGAGATACTTAGTTAAATGGGGACATTACCTCACAAACAAAAATGCCGCAGAGATCATGCGTATGCAAATGGGTTGGACGCCCAATCAAGAATCCTTTGTAGTAGGAGAGTCAGAACTATTACGAGATGGTAAAGAAGTTACATCACCTACATCACCTTTATGTAAGAGTATAGCTAAACACTTAACACCGGCAGGATCATATGAAACATGGAAAGAAGCCGCTAACAAACTTACTAAACCTAGTCTTGAGCTTCATGCCTTTACTTTGTTAACAGGGTTTGGCTCAATCTTAATGAATAAAACTTCAACATCAGGGGTTACTATATCCTTAACAGGTGAATCAGGTGCAGCTAAGACAGGTGCGCTATATAGTTGTCTCTCAGTTTGGGGTAACCCGAAAGACCTATCGGTACTAGAAGCTACAACGAACGGTATGACAGGGCGTTATCTAGGTCTACACAATATTCCATTTGGCTTAGATGAAGTAGGTAACATAGTACCAAAAGATTTATCACAATTGATTCACAAAATCTCACAGGGTAAATCTAAAATTCGTATGCAAGCATCAGTTAATGCAGAACGAGATCATGAAATGTCAGCTAGTTTGATCGCTATCTTTACTTCTAACCAAAGCATGTATGACAAACTAAGTATACTAAAGAAAGATCCTAATGGTGAAGTCGCTAGGTTAATTGAGTTTGCAGTACGTAAACCACAAGCCTTCCATGATGAGCCTACATTAGGCAAAGAAATCTTTGATAAATTTAGATTTAACTACGGTTGGGCAGGCAGAGAGTTTATCTTCGCGTTGTATAAATATAGTGAAGACGAAGTCCAAAAGATGATAGATAAATGGGTTGATAAATTTAGAAAAGACTTTGGCGAAGATACTGCATATCGATTCTATGAAAATTTAGTTGCCGCTACAATGTCCGCAGGAGAGATAGCAATTAAGGCAGGCATCATAGACTATGATCTTAAAACTATTTATAACAAGATTGTCGGCGAAATGGTAGCTATACGAGATAACGTGGTTAAGGTTAATGTGATTGACTATGAGGCTTTAATTGGTGAGTTTATTAACAATCATCAAACAGGCATTCTTGCATTTAAAGATGGTAAGATTTCAATGGAACCTCGTTCGCCATTAGTGATTCGAGCAGAACTTGATACTCATCAAATCTTTATATCTAAGCCTGAGTTTAGAAAACACTTAGCTGAAAACCAAGTAAGTACAAGAGAGTTTTTATATCAAATGAAACAAGCGGGCGTAGAAGTTATTGAAAAACGTAAGAAGATGGGTATAGGTTGGAAAGATGCAACAGGTACAATTAACATCGAAACTTATGTTATTAATACAACTAAGCTTTCAACTAAATCATTAGGAGCCACACCTGAGCTTGCATAATGAAATAGAATGGGTATTCCCATTTGAAGGAATGGAGATAGGGGATAGTTTTTTTGTCCCCACCCTTAAACCTTCACCGCTTATTTATGCAATAGAAACGGGGGCTAAACGGGCGGGAGTTAAGATCAAAGCATTCATGACAATTAAAGATGGGTGTTTAGGTGTAAGAGCTTGGCGTCTAGCTTAGTTATTAAGTTCTACAGCTTTTCGTTGGATTGATCTAATATTATCCAACATTTTATTTTCATTTTCATTTATCTTATCAAGTAAAGCTCGTTTTTCTTCTGGGGATTTATTACTTTGGCTAATAATTTTTTTACGATCCCTTAAATTATTCACCCGATTATGTAGAGCATTAATTGTAGGAGCTATAGTTAGATACCCTTTATTCTTTTCTATAAATTCTTTATATGCTTCTCTATCGCCTTCTTGCAATAATGCATTTGCAGTAGCTTTTACAGAGGTTACTTTGTCATATACTTCATAAAAATCGCTACGATTACCTGACGCTCTTTGATTTTCTAACATTGATCCTACGAATACAATATCATTAGGTGTAGGTGCAGGTCTATCGCTTGACATATAATTAGTTACTTGACCTAATGTTTGACCTAAATATCCAAAGTATCCTTTAAGTAAATGATCAATTTTAATAGGTGAATAATCGAGAGACGCGCCGACTAGCTTAGCTAGTTCAGATGTTTTTTCAGTATATTGTAAGCCAGGTTCTTTTCTAGCTTGTCCAGCACTTACAACAGGAAGGCCAGAGAATAAATCAAAGTTAGTATAATTTTCTGCTGCGGGTCTTATAATAGAAGGCACAGGTGCAAATCCTGCAATAATTTCCCATGCTTTACGGATAGATGCTGCAGCAATATCAGAACTTTCTATATCAGCTTTAGGTGAATTTAATACCCATGCTCTAGTACCTCGTTCAGCGGCTACTTTAATAGGTCTTAATTCTTGAGGTACTGGAATACGTAAACCCCCTAAGAAGAAATTATTATCTTGTTGATCATCACCTTGATCTTCATAATCATCGTCACCACTCATAAACGCTGCATACATAGCGGTGAACACCATATATTTAGCTAATCTAAATGCTAACATTTTTTTACCTTGGGCTTTAGATACGCCACCTACACGACCTCGAGCTGCAGCAATATCTCGTGCTAAACCTTGAATAGGAGGATTAACGAAAGGCATCATGCGACGTAAATAAGCTAATGATCTAGACATACCTACTTGTTGGTACGGCATATATTGATGCGCTCTTACCGCTGCGTAATCTTCCGCAGTTTCTTTATCGTAACCTTGTGCTTCTAATTCTTTAACAGCATTATCAAAGATAGCTTCTCTAGCGCCAAGATCAGAACCTTGAGCCATACGTTCAAAAAAGAATAATGATTTCTGCCAAAGCTTTTTATCTTTGCCTTTATAGACATTAATAAGGTCTTTACTATCTAAAACATCTCGTTGACCAATAATACCATACCTGTTAAGTGCTTGTGCGCTAGGAGTACGGTCTGCTTTAAATTGATTACTGGCAATAGACTTCCATGTTTTAGTAATATTATTTAAAAATCCTGCCTTATTACCTGATGTAAATGTTGCACGAATTGGATCTTCCCATGCTTGGTTCCATACGAATTGAGGCATCATTGTAATACCGTGGCGTAGTCCAGCTACTGGATACTTCATTAAATCCCATACAGCCCCTGTAATAATTGGCGAAGAAGAAAATGCCGCCATGTCTGTAGGGTTAACAACTAAAAAGTCTTTAGGTAGCCCATCTACATGAACTACAATATGATGACCCTCGTAGCGTTTTTTCTCAATGTCAGTCATTGGTCGATCCCACCATTTACCAATTTCAAGATCACTCATAAAATCAGCTGTAGCCTTAGCAGCATTATTTTTAATAGCCCTTTGCATCATCCATGACATATTAGCTATATAGTTATCAATAGGATCAGCAGCAGCTCTTGCAGAACCTACAAGCCTATATTCTTTACCTGCGCCTAATAATCCTGCCCCTTTAACAAAAGGTTTAGCTTCAAACGCTTGCATTTCTTCTTCAGGCACGCGATATAACGCAACGTATTCTGCTCGTTGTAAGAACCTATCTGCTTTTTCTCTGGTGTATAACCCTGTAGCAACCATAAAATCTAATAAATCTTTACGTTGTACATTACGCATATCTTGCAGGCGTTTTAATTCAGGACCATAACGTCTTTGAGCTTCTTCAGCAGTACGTTTATCTGATTCAGTCCACTCATCAATATTTATTTTTTCATCTGCATTAGCTGTCTTATTAAATTCTGCAAGCTGTTTATATCTAGGCGCATAATATCCAGCTGTTAACATATCATATGCTAATTCTTTAGAACCTAAATCTTGTGTAGCGCGATCAATTAACTCATTCCAATTTTTAGATATGTCAATCATCTTAACTTTATCAGGGCCTGAGCTTTCATCGGCAGAAACTAAACCACTTTTACGAAGAACTAATCTACCAAGATAAAGACCTGCTTGTGCCAATGACATTGAGTTATAAGCTTGTAAGTTAATTAAGTCCCCACGAATACGGCCTTCTTTAAGCGCAGTAACTTCTGGAACATTTGCATCTAAACCTTTACGTTCAATACTATATCGCCCGCCTACAATTTTATTACCTAATCTATCCATCCACTCACGCCATTGATTAGTATCGCCATTAAATACATTTTTAAATTTATCTACAATACCTTCTTCAGTATCTTGGAGATATTTAAGTGGGGTACCATCTGGACGTGTTAAACCTTGAGTTGGGATTCTAGCCTGTGATACTTCTTTACCTGTAGTTATAGCACCTGGACCCTTCATAAGTTCAGGACTTAATAGCAATACTTCATCTAACATGCTATGTGCATATTCAGGAATACCAAACATGGATTTAATTAGATTTACAAAGTCAGACCATAAAGTTGCAATCTTACCTTGAGCTGGTTTAAGACCTAATACACCTGCACGATTTTGTAAGAAGTTCTTTAACTTATTATCTGTGTAAGACTCCATGAAAAATTCTTTTACGTTCTTTTGTCCGTAGAATCCTTCTTGTTTCTTTAAAGACTCCGCCATAAACGCTTCAAATAACTTAACCATCTTCTTACCTAATGGTGTTATAGGAGTATGTACATTATTTACAATCTTGACATGCTTATCAAATTCAGTATCAGTTGCAGCGTGGGCAATTTCATGCAGAGTGACATGAGATAAATCTTCTACTCTAGGATCTACGAATATAGTATTAGTATTAGGATCAAAGTATCCAGACGCACCTTGTAGTTCAGGATCAGTAGAAGTATTTTCTGTAATGACCTTAACGGTATCTAGATTAGGTACCTTCTCTAACATGTTAATAATTGCTTTGTCAGATCGTGTATTTGCAATCTTCATCACTGCTTTAAATAATTCTTTACCGTTGGTAACTTTATCGAAAATAGGATTACGTTCGCCTAATTGTTCTTTAGGACCATACTGAATATCTTTTTCTACTGACGTAGCTTCTGCTAAATCTTTGTTAGCTTGCTCTGTATACCCTAATTTTTCTTCTTCACTAGCCATTATTCTTTCATATAAATCTTTGGCTCTTTGTTTTGTTTGTTTTGAAGCGTAAGGATTTTGAGAAACATCCCAAGCTATATTTGAATGGAATCGGTAGTATGGATTTACCCTATCTAATATATCAGATAGTTCTTTATCAGATTTAGATATTTCAGTTATAGCGCGTAATATAGGTTCTTTACGGAATATATCTGGTTCTGTATCGTGCGCTTCTCTCCAATTACTTCTTGGGCTTCTTGGCTGTTCTTTTGTTGGAGTAGTCTCTTCTTGTATAGCTTGTTTTTGTTCTTCACGAGCTAAGTATGCTTCTAATTCTGCATCAGCTTGTTGATCAAGTGGCACAGCTTTCTTACCTTGTATTTCATCTATAAGAAGGTCTGATAATGCGCCTACTCCGCCATCAACCTCATTTAGTACATCTGCATTTAAATAGCCTTTATCAACCGCAACTTGAACTGCATCATCTAAGCCCCTACCATTTTTAGTAAATAGTCCTACAGTAGCGCCAGATTTATTTACGCTTCGTTCTCCAGTAAGATCAAATAAATGTTCAGTATTAATGCCACCACTTTGTTTTAATGCTGCTTGAATGCCCATAGCAGGTTTAAATTTAGGTGTTTTTAGTGGAGCTGGGAGTCCTTCCTCTCGTACATTAGGTTGTCGAACATTATCTGCAGCACCTCCCAATCCAATTCCGTCAGTTCCTTCAACTGTTCCGGCATATTCTCCTGCCATGGGTTGTCCAGATATTTGAACGCCTGCTCCAGATCCTTCGGCGATAGTTCTTTCATTTTGTAAATCCTTAGGTGTGGGTATTGAATCTAAATATTTTTTAATTGCAACTGCTTGCGGAGAATCTTCTTCTTTAGTCTTGTACAATGCATTTAGTGCATTACGAAGTTTAACATTGTCTTCTAATTGTAGGGGATCTAAACCGTGTAATTCTTTATTTTTTCTAATAGTAGCTGTAGGCCCTATTTTCATTTCAGCAAATGTTTCATCGTTAACAACAGGACGTCTTGTAGCTAGGCTTATTATGTTAGTTGGTACATTAGTAAGATCCGCAATAGCTTTCTTCTGTGCATCTATATCGTTTTGCTCAACTGCTTTATCAAAATCTTTTTGCATTTGCATAATAGACTTAGCAATCTTAGATTTTTCTGGAGCTTTGTTACCTAGTGAATTAAGTTCTTCAACTGCGTTCTTCGCGGCTTCTTCCGCAGCTAAGTTCATTTGTTCTTGTGACTGAGCTTCTGCTACGATTTGATCTATACGATCGCGTTCAAACTGAATTCTATTGAGTGTTTGCTGAGTAGCTAAGTCGTTTTGTTTAACTTGGTCACGAGCCTGTCCTCGCTCAGATACACCAGATACACCACCAAGTGGAGAGAGTAACCCCGCTGCGTAAGCCACGTCAGTATATTCTTTAATAGCGTCAGGAGTAGTAAGAGAAAGCCCTGCTTGAGAACGCTCTAACATTTGTTGTGCAACTTCGGTAGGCATTTCAAACGCAGCTGTTTTAAGTGTACCTGTGGCAGCAGCTTTTAATAATGAATCTTTAGCAATCTTTTCGGCGGCTTCAGTACCTAACGTAGTCGGACTTATTTTAAATAGTTTACCTAGTCCAAACTCCATAGCACCTACGTCTAACGCAGCTTGAGGAATGGCAGCGCCATACGCTTTACCTAGTTCAACTTCTTTACCTTCTTGTTTTTGTCTTTCAATATTAGAACCTGCTTGAGGTAGAAAAGACGGAATTAATGCGCCACCAATACCACCTACAGCAGTACCTACGGGACCGAATACAGAACCCGCCATAGCACCTAGTCTACCTGATGCTAACATAGCACCTATGTTTGGAGCCTGTTCAGCTAAGCCCGCTGGTAGTTGTGTGATAGCTTCTTTAGCAGCAGGAAAAAAACCTTGTTCTTTATAAATCTTTTGAATTTCATCTAAGCTTGCACCGGGACGTTCTTTGATAGCTTCTTGTCGAGCGATACCCCTTGCAGCAGCTTCTTCACCGCCAATAAAAGGAGCTTCTACGGCTGTTTGAGATGAAGCAAGTAATCGTTTAGCTCCACCTTTTAAGGCTTCCATTGGACCCGCTGTACCTGATTTTTCTATAGGAGCAGGAAGCTCCATAGGTTGAGATTGGCTACGAATAAATTCAGCTAATTGCCTAGCGTCTTCTTCGTTACCCGCTGCGTCTGCTCGTCGTAACGCTTCGTAGACTTGACTTAAATCTGCCATAATTATTTTTTAGGTGGAGCCCATTTATTTACTAAACCATTTATATCCGATGGTATACCAGGATTTACTTTTTGTTTAAACTGTTCGTAAGTAAGTCCTTCTGGTAATTGTTGACCGATAAATTTACCTTCTAAATAATTATTATAGAGTGTTTTAAAACTATCTTCTTTGTTAGATGATGCTTCACCAAGCGCACTATAGTATTTATCTTTAGATGTAGCTTCGTACGCATCAATTTTATTTTTCTGATTAGCTGCATCTCTTGTGTATTTATATGAAAGTTCAGCGAGTTTATCAGAATGATTTTGAGCTTTAATAGTTTCTTCACTCTTAAGACCGTAAGTTGCTGCTGCAATATCTTCCGCACGTTTAGCTTGAGAAAGTTTAGCTTGAATATCAAATTGTTTTTCGCGAGCTGTTTCAAATTTATCTTTAGCTTTAGCGTAATCTTCCATGCCCATTGTAGCGCCTTCAGCAATATTTTGTAGTGCATAGCGAGATTTACCAGCTGCCATACCTAATCCTGCACGGGCTAATGCCATCCAAGGTGCTTGTTCTTCTTGTTTAGTTGAACGCTCTTCCATCTTTTTTAATTTTTCTTCTAGCTGTGGACGCATCGTGTCAGTACCAATCATAGTTCTATATTTATCCATGCCTGCTTCAGCTGCGCCTGCAGGATCTTGATGAAGTTTTGCATATTCAGCAGAATAATCAGGTAGTGGTTGGTATAACCCTCCTGCTCCGCCAGCACCTGGACCATTTGCCGGTCCTGCACCTTGTCCGCCTTGAGGGGGAGTCATAGCATTTAATGCATTAGGCGAAGGTTGGAATTGTGAAGGGCTTCCAATACCTGTAATTGATTGAGGTAATTGAGTTGAATCTACTCTCGGTCCGCCTGTTTGAGCTGTAGGTGCTGGCATTATAGCAGGAGCTTCTGTACTTGGCGCAGCAGATTGTAATGCCGCTAATTCTTGTTTAATCTCCGCCTGTCTAGCTTTATTAGAAGCGTCTTGTGATGGAGTAATCTTTGTGAGTGGGTCAGTAGTTAATGACACGTATTCATTTTGTAATCTTTGAATTCTATCTTGTTTAGCTAAATCTCCTTGGCCTCTTTGCTTATAGCTTTCCCACCACTTGCCGATTCTTGATTGCGCAACTTCGCCGCCATCATCAAACGCAACAATACCGCCTGAAGCAAAGCTATTTTCATTATACATATCACCCGTATCAAGTGCTGCTACACCGCCTTGAGCCATACCTTGTGGAGCTTGTGCTGGCATCGGAGCTTGCATTTGTTGTGGGGCTACAGACGCTATACCTTGTTGCATAGGTGGTGGAGGCGCTGCTAAATCTTCAGCTACAGTTGTTTGAGGAGCTTGTTGTTGTTGATACTTTTCTCTCATTGTCTTACGACGTTGTAATTCACTTAGTGCTAAATACGTAGGCACTTCACCTGTAGGATTTTGAACATACCCTGCTAATGTTTGATCAGGTAAACCTTTTAGTTGGTCTTGTAGTTTAATAATGTTCATATTTATCCTTAACTCAATGCCTTATAGAGACCAAGTCCAGCTAAACCTAAACCACCCACTTGCGAAGCGATACTTGGTTGTGGATTATATTGTGTTTGAGTAGAACCAAGAGCGCCTGCATTACCGCGAAGAATATTACTGAGGTATTCAAGTTGTTGTTTTTGGTAATTACGTGCTTCCATTTCTTGTTGGTAAGCCATATCAAGTTTCTTTTGTTTCATTGCTTGAGGTTCTGCAGCACTTGCAGCTTGTGCTTTAAGTCTTTCAAGATTAGATTGTTGTTCTTGTGCAGCTGTAGCCGCTAAAGCTTTAGATGCATCAGTACCCATTTGTAATCCAGCTAAACCAATATCTTTACCTAAACCGGCTTTATATTGTTGGCCTTGTTGAGTAGCTTTTTGTGCTTCTAAATTAGCTTGTTGATTTGCTAATGCAGCTTGTTGACGTCTAGCTTGGTCTTGATTAAATTGACTTATTGCTGATTCGTATCCTGACTGTGAACCCCTAGCTTGAATATCACCAATGTTTTGACCTAAATTACGTTGTGCTTCAGCCATCATTAAAGCGTTTCTAGCGCCGCCAAATGTACCACGTTGTTGAGAACCTGCAGTTAAACGATTCATATCCATAGCAGACTGACGTCTTGCTTCACGTAGTGCAATATCCGTTACATTTTGTTGGTAAGGCGACATATAACGTGATGCATCTCCTGCGCCAAAAGAACGACTATTTACTGATTGTTCTTGAATAGCAGCTGGATCATATCCAAAAGCTTGATTTAAACCTTGAGCAGCGGCACCATAACCCATACCTTGACCAACTCCAAGACCTGATGTTGCTTGACCAAAACCACCTGGAGTTTGTAGCCCTGCTACTTCTTGTTGAACTGCTTGTTGTCCTGGCTCAAATCCTGCAATTCTTTCGCCTTGATAGGGAACATAGGCTTTCATGCCTGTAACATCACCGCCGCCAATTACCTTACCTTTTTTATCGTATACTAAAGGAGAAGTATCATAAACTTGTTTGCCAGTTTGTTTTAAAAGCTCTTCGTAGTACGGCTTAGCATATGCAGGCAAGTTTGTAGAATAAGAAGTTGTGTTACCCCCACCGCCACCACCCGAGCTACCATAAAAAGTAAAGGCTTCTACTAGGTTTTGTACCCAATTGAATATATTAAATAATTTCATAAATCTTTCTCCACAACATGTCTTATAGTATTAAAGTTTGCCTTGATTTTATATAGCCTAGCCTGCGCTTCTTGTGCCCATGCACTTACTTTTGTTGCCCCTTGCATTCTAGCCCAATCTTCTACTTGGCTAAATGTTTGATCATTTACTATTCCGTGACCGCCTAATGTAGTTATAAACATCACGCGGCTATTAGGATAATTTTTAAATTCAACTGCCATAGCCCCATTTAATTTATTATTTTCATCAACAGATACTAATAGAGTTTGTTCGCCTCTTACTAATAAAAGTTTTAACTGCTCTAAAGTACAATCCCCTGTACCCACATTAATTGAGCTGTCTAAATAACTATTAATTTCGTCCCAAATATTATATATATTATTGGGTGCTACGATTTGTACTGTGTTCATGCTGGTAGGTAATTAGTAGCCTTAATTTGTTTACCTTGTTTCTTATGTCCTGTTCGTGCTTGACGTACTTTGTCTAACATAGAATATAATTTTTGTGAGCCCGCTTTAGATGACCCGTTACCTAAGTGACTAACTACATCTGCAGGCACTACAAATTCTCCATCAGCTAAACGAGCTGGATGTTCTCCCTCTATTGTAGCAGGAATTGAATCGCTCATACCATCACCTGGGCCATGTAAATATCCTCCATCAGCAAAAGCAATTGCACCTCCACCAGCATAACCTAAAGTCTTAGCAGTATTCATGGCTTCAGCATTTGCTAAGCTATCTAATCTACCAATACCAAAACCATCTTTGCTTAGTGAATTGTTATTTAAACTATCTGAAGTACCGTAAGTATTATAGTTACCACCCGCTAAAGTACCAGCATAACTTCCTGATCCACTAACCGCTCCGCCCGCAGCTAATAAACGAAGTCCAGTATCATTACCCAAATTCAATGTAGCATACGGATCATATTTATCTTCTCCAGATTTAATTGGTTCACCATAAATATCAGTAGGTTCTAATCCACCTAATAGACCGCCCGCACCTGTCAAAGCTAATTTAGTACCTATGTTAGGAACAGCAGCTTTAGCAGCTTCCCATGCACCTGATTGACCTGATATTAAATTACCAATACCTTTTGCAGAAGTTTTTAATTCTTGCATTGGGTTAAACGCACTAGACCCTGAAAAAGAAGAACCCGGTCCAGCGCCGCTAGAAATTGCTAAATTTTCAGCATTAGTTAATGCGGCTGTATCATATCCTCCAGCGCCAGCAAATGGATTAGGGGTATTCGCAGTAACGCCAAGATTAGGGGCGCCCGCCGCAGCATATTCTCCTGCTTGACCAAATATAGTTTCAGGGCCAATTCCAGGAGCACCCATGTTACCTGCTGTAAACATGCCAACATTACCTGCACCGCCTACTGTAGAAGCTGCAGTATTTTTTAGTGCCTCAGTAGCAGCAGCAGTGCCTGTATTTGCACCAGCAGAAGCTGCAAGAGCTTTACCTATATCAGCACCACCGTATCCGCCCATACCGCCCATTAGCCCACCCATTAAAATATTATCGCCTTTAGCAGCAGCTAACCCTGCACCTGTTGCAGCACCTGCCATTAAAGCTGCGGTAGTACCAAAACCCGGAGCTACCATAGAACCTATAATAGTTGGTAAGAATGAACTAAATAATCCACCTAAGCTAAATGCTTCAGGCATACCTGTATCTGGGTTAATAGTTAATGAACCGCCCTGAGCCATAGCTAGACCTTGAAGTCCTGCTACTTCGTTTGGGCTCATATGAACGAGCATAGAGTCGCCGTTGCGACCTAGAGAGGCTAAACCTTGGGAAGCTTGATGTATCATAAAGAGAAGTCCTTAATTTTGTCTAATAATATCATGTTTTTTACGCTGAAACAAAGTTTATTGCTAGCGATGCAGAGGCTCCTGTTGGTGCTGGGCCCGCCGCTGCTATTGGAGATATAGTTACTCCTGTAGTACTAGCACTCCACATAATTTGCCAAGAATCACCATTCTCTTCATCAGTCATAATTGTAGCAGCTGCCGTTACATTAGTTCCACCACCAGGTAAAGTATATATACGTGTAGTACCAGGGAAATCTATAACACCATAATTTAAACTATTTAATCTGAACCATACGGATACTGTAGAAGCTCCTGCTGTAGTTTTTAATAAATTTAAAGTATATGAAAAATTATAATAGTGTGAATCAGGAATAACTATTTTAGACGAATCAACTATATCTATATATGGACTGAATTCATTTGGTCCTGCATAAGTAGTAGGTAAATAAGGTGAATCCCAAGTAACAGCATAAGCGGTATTAGCTAAAGTAGCTGGTTGAGAAGTTGTGTCTAAAACTGCAAGAAAAGGAAAATTAAAGTATCGTCCTACATCAGGAGTAATAAGGTATCTAAAAACAATATCAAGCTGGTTAAAATATAAACGTAATACATCAGTTAAAGCATTAAAATATATTTGTGAATAATTTGTTGGTGGAATAGGTAAGTTAGGCGCTTTAGGCGGTTTAATATTTGCAATATTAATATTTGCCATGTTTAGCCCCTAGTTCCATCAGGACGTGCATCAAGTCTTGGCATACCTAATTGCCATTGAGTACCTAAAGTATCAGATGCAATTCTGAAATTTAATTGACGTCCACGGGCTCTAATAAATATTTGATTTGTATATTGATCAATTTCTGCTGATGCGGTAATAACTTCTTGTGTAGTAGTTTGTCCTTCAGCATTTGTTGTATCACTTGTAGCGCCTGGGAAGTTTCTAACGCCTACAGTTATATCAACGCTTGGTGTAGGATTAATATTTGTGTTAGACCCCCTAAAATTAATATCAGGGATAATACGGCGAACTAACATAAACTTATCACCGTCATCAATATCTACATCGGCTGATTGAATAAATGCAGGTAATGGTAATGTGCCCACTCTTTCCCCTGCGTCAACGCCGTCTTCATGGTTATAAATAACCCCGGCAGATGCTGCGAATGGATATAAGGAAGTTGATGAATCTAACCAAGCTGTTCTAGATATATCACCATAATACCAAATATTTTCAGAATGGTTGTATATAACATATCGATCAATTTCATTTGAGTTAGCCGTGCAATATAACCATATAATCTCATTAAATTGATTGTTTGTGCCCGCTATAGTTAATGAGTTTTGAGTAGGATTAATATTTTCAAAAATAAGTTGTCTTAATGTACAAGGTAACGTATCAACACGACCTGAGTATGTATAAAACTTATTGACGCCCATCCAATATACAATGTTGTTAGCACTTGTTACTGCATTAGGACCGACAATAGTAATTTCATGTGATATTTCTTGTAAGCCAAATACTTCTACGGTACCTAAAAATTGTAATGAACTAAGAGCCGAGTCAGTAAAAATCACGGTTTCTTGTCGAGTATTAAACCCGGTTACAATTCTAGAACCTGACACACATCTTAAATAACCTGCAGTATTAGCTCCTTCTGGAACCCAATTATAGGGTTGAAGTCCGTCAACAGCATCTACATTAGACCATCGTAATAATAACGCATCATAAGTTCCAACATATGGAGCGGGTGCTAATGGATCATAATTAGTGCAGCCCAACGCTAATAAATGACCTGAAGGATGAAACATAACTTTAGTAACTTGTTGAGGAACTCCCGCCGCTACAGGAACCGATGCAATTGTATAATCCTGTAAAAGAATACCTCTGTATGAGAAACTACTATCATATTGCCAATAGTAAATATATGAGCCATTTACATTAAATATTAAATCATTATTCCAGTTATCAAAGAATACAAATCTAGCAGGTTGATAAATAGGTACAGTAGATCCTGAACCCCATGAGTTTCTTCCCCATGATCCTGCGCCCCAACCATAACCAGCAGTAACAATAGCATTACCAATACTAATTTCACATTCAACAGTAATGTCTGTACCACCAAGTCCGCTTGCTGTAGCGTCAGCTGGAGTCGTCACTTCAATATCAAAAGTATTTGCTGTTACATTAAATATTTTATGATCAGTATTAATTTCAGTAATAGGTATATCATTAATTTTTTCTGGAACACCAGTTCCTGCAACACCGCTAATAATAACCCAATCACCTTCTTCACAATTATGGCTTGCTAAAGTAACTGTTATAGTGGTAGATAAATCAATAGTAGATAAGCAATTATCAGTAGATGGTGTAGTACTAGTAGTAAAAGTTTCTCTAATAGGTGTTATATTATAAAGCTGAGTACCTGCATTAACATAGATTCGCTCATTAGTACCAATAGCTAAAAGAATGTTACCGTCAGTGGTAATCCAGCTAAACAATGTTCTAGCTGAACCTACGTAATCTTCAAGGGATTTAACAGTCCAGCCACCCATTTTTTCAGGGAAGCCTGAACGGAATCGCACCCACTGAATATCATACCATCCACCTTCGGAAGCATAATCAGTTTGATCTTTATTAACACCTGGTTTAAATACTAGTTTACTTAACGCCATTATTTACCCTCAAAGAGTGCTTTCTCATCCAATCTACGGGCTTGTAGACCTCTGAGTATTTTACCACCTGCACGACAATATTTCACTAACGATTCCATAGCCGCCTTTTTATCTCCACGAAGAAGCGCTTGACGGAGTGTTGATCGCTGAAATGTACCCAAGCCAAGATTAAAGGCAAAAGATATAAGGCAATCAAATTCACATTGTCGAAGAGGCACGTTAGGTAACATCTTAGATATTCCAAGCTCAAAGCGTCGTAAGTCTGATTTAAGAAGTCCATCTATTTCTTCTTCCGTAAAAGTTCTGTTATAAGAATCAGGCAAAGATTTGCCATCGCCGATAAGGTGACCCACACCAACAGTCCACAAGTTTGCAGGGCAACGATAGGGACGACTACGCACACCTTCGTGATGTTTAATAAGAGCGATGCCAGCTTTTGATACATTCACTTATTTCTTTTCCCAAGTTCTAGCACCAAAGTAGAATCCAATAATAGAAGCTACGATGCTCATCTCATCACTAGAAAATACAACGTCCATAGATTCACGACTAAAGCCAGATGATTGAACTGCCCAT